GGTGTGAATCATCTATAGTGCTGGTGGTAGTTATTACAATTTAGATGAATTGCCGAGAGTTAACCTTGTTTCAGGCAAAGGAGGTTACGGGTTGGCATCCGGATTCCTTAAAATCTTGGTTTGCCGATGGATGCCCGCACACCAAGAAAGGCACCAGGTATGTAATCAATCTGAAGGAAGTCATTCGTTGGAGAGAAAAGGATCTCAAGGCGAAGGCGAAGGGAGCGACAGGAAACCCGACTACCGGTGAGGATCTGAACCCGCAGTTTGAAAAGGCTCGATACGATAAGGCCAAAGCCGACGCGCAAGAAATGGCGAATGCCCTCAAGCGTGGCGAGCTGATCGAGGTGTGCCAAGTTGAGGACGCCTGGACGCGGGTAGTGATGGCCATTCGGTCAGGCGTCATGGCCCTAGGATCACGCTTGGCACCTGAACTCGTTGGCCTGGATACTGAGCGACAGATGAAGGCGCGGATCGATAAGGAGGCGCGCGTGGTTCTTTCCGATTTGAGCAATGAGAGCCCTAGCTAATATCGAGGCCTTTGTTGAACGGGTGCTATTGCGCTTCGCCCCGCCTCCTGATGTCACGGGCTCAGAATGGGCGAACGAATACCGGCGTTTGTCGCCTGAAGCTTCTGCGGAGGTTGGCCGATTCCGCATCGAGCGTACGCCATACATGCGCGAGATCCTCGACGTGATGACGGGCAGCGCCATCGACGTTGAAGAGGTCTGGTTCAAAAAATCGGCGCAGATTGCCTACTCTGAAACCCTCAACAATGCGTTGGGCTACTACTTACACCTGGACCCTGGCCCAATCATGATGGTGCAGCCGACGCTAGAGATGGCTGAGAGCTATTCCAAGGATCGCATCGAGCCGATGTTGAGGGACACGGAAGCTTTGTGCCAGCTAACCGACTTTCGAGCCAAGCAGAGCAGCAACACAATCCTCAGGAAGAAATTCCCTGGCGGACTACTGCAGCTGATCGGCGCGAATAGTCCAGCGGCTATCGCTTCGAGGCCGATCAGGATTGTCTTTTGCGATGAGGTTGACCGCTACCCGCACAGCACAGGAAAGGAAGGCGACCCAATCGAACTAGCCCGCGCTCGACAAGCAACCTACGAATCTAACCGGATGTTTGTTGCTGGGGGGACTCCCGTCTTGAAGGGAGCCTCGCGAACCGCGAAGGGCTACGAATCCACCGACCAACGGAAATACTTCGTGCAATGCCCACACTGTAAAGAGCACATTGCCTTAGAGTGGGATCACTTCGAGAAGGACGACCCGAAGGCCGAGCACTACGGCGAGTATAAGTGCCAGTCTTGCGAGCAGCATATCGAACACCATCATAAGATTTCGATGCTCGCAGACCAGGCAATGGGAGGAACGGCGGGATGGAGCCCAACGAATCCGGATGCCCCTGCGAACGCTCGCGGCTACTTCATTTGGACGGCCTACAGTCCTTTTAGAAGTTGGCGATGGTTGTGCGACCAGTGGCAGAAGTCGAAGGGCGACCCAGAGCTTGAACAGGTGTTTTTTAATACCGTTCTCGGTCTTGAATATGCGTTTTCTAATATCGAGACTGATTGCGAGTCATTGCACAAACAGAGAGAAGACTACAGGCCTGACGCGATACCCGACGACATCTTGGTGATCACGTGCGGCGTTGATTGCCAGGATGATCGATTTGAGCTTGAGGTCGTCGGATGGGGCGACGGCGAAGAGTCATGGTCACTGGATTTCCAGACCATTGACGGCGACCCGGCGAGCAAGGAAACGCTAGAGGCTCTCGATGACTTCCTGAAATCCACCTTCTACACTCGAGTTGACGGCCGCGAAATGGGCATCAAGGCATGCTTCATTGATTCGGGCGGTCATCGTACAGACGCCGTCTACTCGTTCGTGAGGGGCAAACAGAGCCGTCATATCTACCCATGCAAGGGGGTAAGCTCGGCCGGCCAACCGATCTTTGCCAGGTGGAGCAAGCTCAAGAAGGCGAAAGTGCGCCTTGCTCACGTCGGAACGGACACAGCGAAAGAGACAATCTATTCCAATCTTAGCCGACCAAAGGAGCGCGCCGGCCGAATGCATTTCCCCATGAAATATAGCTTGGAATATTTCCGACAACTGACCAGCGAGGAAAAAGTCATCAGATGGACGGGCGGGCAACCAAGAGTTATCTTTCAAAAGAAGAAGGAAAGCGGAACGGGTGGACGCAATGAGCCTCTTGACTGCCGGGTCTATGCTCTCTCTGCATTGCGCTCGCTGCCTATCAACCTGAGAACCCTGGCACGCAAGCGGCTCGCAATGAAGAAGCGATCTGAGGAAACCAAATCAAGCGACGAAACGCCCGAAAAATCGCCAGATACACCCGAAAACCAGCCTAAAACGCCCAAGAAGGTGCCTATTCGACGCCCGCGACGCCCTAAACGCGCTGGGTGGTTGTCCGCTCGGTAGCCTGAAAGTGCTTACTTCTGGCGGGCGATGTCGATTCCTAAAACCTTTCGAGCAGGTACCACGTCTGACAATTGGTCCGTTAACCTGACGGACTATCCGACCGGCGACGGGTGGACGGTCAGTATGCTGCTTAACAGCGGGGCGCAGCAATACACCGTTAACGCGACCGCAGACGGGAGCGAATGGGCATTCTCAGTCGATGTCGCCACGTCCACAGGCTGGGTGTCTGGAGATTACGCCTATGTGATCCAAGCGAGCAAAGCCGGCGCAGTTTACCAGCCGAAGACCGGCACGATTACCATCACGGCGGCCTTCGGCTCGACTCCGGCCAAGCTGACGCAACTAGAGACCGATCTAGCAAGCGTAGATGCGGCCATCCGCCAAGTGATCTCAAGCGGGGGCATCAAGGCGCATCGCCTTTCTATCCCTTCCGTTTCAGATCGAGAATACGAATGGATAGAGCTTCCTGAACTCCGGATGCATCGAATGTGGATTTTAGGAGAGATCGAGCGCGTAAAAAAGGATCTTGGCTTGCAGTCAAAAAAGAGCGGCTACCGGAAAATCAAATCAGTTCTGAGTTAATGGCGAGCTACAAATACAATCTTAAAACTGGCAAGTTTGACCAGCGCCCGACGGGAAAGCGCTACTTCCAGATGGCACAGAACGAGTCGTTTGTCGGTTGGGATACCACCGACGTAAGCGCAGACGCCGCTCTTCACCCTCAGCTTGTGCAGTTGGTTTCTCGCGCGCGCGATCTAGAGCGAAGCAACGATTACGTACGGAACTATTTGAGACTTCTCAAAGCGAACGTCATCGGCCCGAACGGTATCAAGTTGACGGCTTGTCGAAAGGCTCGAAACGGCCGCATTGACAAACGATTCAACCTAGAGCTTGAGAGCGCTTGGAAGAATGCTGGAAAACTGAAAAACAGTCCAAGCGCTTGCGGGAAGCAAAGCAGGAAAGACCTCGGAGACATGGCGATGGCTCGCCTGGCGGTCGATGGCGAGGCAATCATCCACCACCGGACGGGATTTTCTAAAAACAAGTATCGATACGCAGTTCAATTTATCGATTCCATGAGGCTTGACTGGAGAGTCAACGGGCAATTGGCAAACGGCAACCGGGCCAAGATGGGCGTTGAGGTGGACGAAGATGACAGACCGATTGCCTACCATATCCTTAAGGAGCACCCCAGCGAGGGGATATTCGGGTGGAATGTTCGCAATCCTGAATATGAGCGAGTCCTGGCGGAGGAGGTAACGCACTTGTATTTGATCGAGCGGCCAGGGCAAACGCGCGGGATCACGTGGCTTGCGGCATCGGGCATGCGTGCTCGAATGCTCGACAAGTTCGAGGAAGCGGTTTGCGTGGGGGCTAGGGTCGCAGCTAGCAAGATGGCGTTTTACAAGCCAACCGACGAATATGATGGAAACGAGCCTGGCGAAGATGACGGCGTTGACCTTCGGCAGGAAGTCGAACCTGGGATGATGGAACTATTGCCGCGCGGAATCGATGTCGACACGTTTGACCCGAATTTTCCACCAGCAAACCTTGAAGAGTTTCACAAAGTGATTTCTCGCGGTATCGCTGCCGGCGTCGGCGCCAACTACAACCAGATTTTTGAAAACTACGAGGGCGTCAACTATTCTTCATTGCGCGAGGCTAAACTCAAGGACCGCGATATTTGGCGCACACTGCAGCGGTTCTATGTCGAGCACTTTGAAGAAATTTGGTTTACCCGTTGGTGCGAAGTGCAGCAATTAAACGGACAGAGCGCGCTTGATGCCGACAAGATCGCGGCCTTGTTAGAAGATGATTGCTACCGATTCGACGCTCGCGGTTGGCAATGGGTTGACCCACTTAAAGAAATTAAGGCCAACATTGAAGCTGTCGGCGCAGGCTTCACCTCTCCGCAACGTGTCATCGCTGATTCAACTGGAGAAGATCCGGCGGTCATTCTGGATGAGATCAGGGAATTTAACGCAATGGCCGGCGATGACGTTAGCCTAAACTATCAACCGGAACCCGTCCCGCCAACTAACGAAGCCGAGGAAGAATAATGGCGGGAACGATTTCAAAAGGAACGAATGGAGTCATTAGATTGGCGGGCGGGGTAGAAGTGCCTTGCCTTCGAGAATGGACACTAGGAGCAACTACAACGGTTTCTAGCGAATCGACACCATGCATGGCGAGTAACGGGGATCATTCGGCTAGCTTTTGGGCTTCCGTGGTCAACTTAGGGCGCGCATGGTCGCTCTCCCTGACTTTCTACTGGCAGAAAACCGACGAAGCGGCCGCGCCTTCGTTTTCGCCTGAACGGGTTGGCGAAAGTTTGGCAATCGAGCTATTCCCGTCAGGGACAAGCGGCCCTTCCTATGAAGGGACAGCTCTAATCCAATCAGTCAGCGTTCCGGGCGACATTGGTCCAGCGATTACACAAACAGTGAACTTGGCAGGAGATGGGCCGTTGTATTTCGGCATTGCCCCCACAATCACTGGAGCGGTACCAGCGGAAGAATTGCTCAGCGTGGTGGGCGAAGTCGAGAACGTAGATGCCAGCACTTGGTTTGCGGGCGAGGGGTTGAGCTATAGTGCGTCAGCGTTGCCGCCGGGCCTTTCAATCGACACCATCACCGGCTTGATCACGGGCACGCCTACTGCGGAAGCGGTGCCGTTGTTTGTCACGGTAACGGCGGCCAACCCTTTAGGCCAAGCGTCCACCTCTTTTGACTGGGCTACGTGGGATGCACGCGCCGATGCTAAAGGGTGGTACGACACAACACCCAGCACACTCAAGACGGACTTGGTGGCGAGCTTTGATAGGTTGAACAATGAGTATCTCAGCATCACTGATGCTGATCAGAGTGGCCTGAATTTTGCGGGGGAATTTACGGTTGCGGGATGGATAAACACTACAGGACTAACGAGCAACAACTGTATTGTATCGAAATGGTCATCGGGCGGTTTTCGCTTGCTTCAAATCTCAACTGGTCAGTTTCGATTCTACGCTGCAGATAGTGGTGGGGTGTTCCGATTGGTGGCGAGCTCAACCGTTTACACTACGTCCAGTGGGTGGCTATTTGTCGTGGCTGGATACGATGGCACCAATATATTTTTGACGGTCAACGATCAGGCGACTCCTAATACATACACATTTACTGGCCCGGTGACAACGGGCGGTGCGAGGGTCGAGGTAGGCAAGAATGGTAGCACTTATAACGACGGGCAGCTAGCGGATGTTGCATGTTGGTCCCGCACTCTATCCGCCTCCGAAATTACGGCACTTTATAACTCAGGCACGCCACGGCACTACGCGGACCTTTCAACTTCCGAAAAAGTGGGCTTGGTTAGTTTCTGGAATCTCTGGGAGCCTCGCGGCACGCGATACGATAGCCATGGCACCAACCACCTAACTGACAACAACACCGTCGGCGCAGCTCAGGGGCCGGTCGAAATCCAGGCTGGCGAATATGCAGGGGTGACGAAATGGGAGAACCAAGGATTTGCGGCGAGCCCGTTTGGTGATGTCGCCATCAATGCGCCTGGGGACGCTCCTCAGTTTATAGGTGGGGTGTTGGTATATGATGCTCTTTCTAATGCCTTGCAGACAACCTCAGGGGAGACTTTGGGGGATTCTACCATTGTGTTTGTAGGCAGCAAGGATGCCGCAGCCCCTTCAGCTGCCTATGTTATGGACAGCAATGACGCCTCGTTCCGCAGGTTCCTCTACGTGCCAAGTGGTAAATACAGAGCTTACAGCAACGCGCTTTTCTCCGCGTCTACAAATACGACCACAGACCGTGTCCTTGTCTTCGCCTCGTTCACGAGCACGGATGTTACCTTGCAGGTGGATGCGGACGTGTTTGCCAAACGGACAGGCACGACGGAAGCAATGAAAGGGCTCAGCGTTGGGGGCATTAACTCACTACACAGCGGGTTCAATTGGGTGGGAACGATTGAATCCGTGATTGTCTTTGGGCGTCTCTTAACCGCCACCGAGAAAGCAGCATTAACCGCGCACTTTGCCTTAGCATGAGCCTTAAAACAGACGCCATCGACGCACGTTTAGAAGTGATCTTGCCTCAAGTTGTGCAACTCCAAGACAGCTATTTAGCCAACTTCGGCAAATGCTTCCAGGGGCTTGCCAGTCACGCAGCGCTTCCAGACGGGGAAACAGCTAAGGCAGTGGATCTCACGGCCCACCCGAACGACCAGCCGCACACCTACGAAGATTTCTGGCGGCGGGTGCATTTCTCCGCACCTAATGAAGAGACAGGCGAGCGGACAGAGCAGCACGAATTCAACGTGGCTCATATAGACGCCGTCAAAGACCTCACCGTCAGAACACGGTTCGATGTCTGCCAAGGGTCTGACCACTGGGCCTGGACCCTCACGCTAGACTACGAGGACGAGACAGGGCACCACGCCAAGACGGTGAACAAAGAAGGCACCGTCCAAGACTGGCATTTGGTTGCGCCTGAAGCGGAAATGGAAGCTTAGAAAGTGCTCCCTTCCAGGG